CCTTTAGTTTCTTTTAAATCTTTGTTTAAATCTTTTACGTTAGTTTGAGCGTTTTTTGTGTCTGCTTTTACCGTTACAATTACTTCTTTACTCATTTCTTCATTCTTAATTGGTTAAACCCTTCTTTAATTGTCATTGGTACTTTATTAATACCTAATGCTATATTAATGTGTTTATCATATAATTTATTTTCCTTACAAAATTCTAATGCTTCTAATATTGTTTTCATAATTATCCCCCTGAATCTGAACCGCTTGAACCACTTGTACTATCTGAACTGCTTGAGCTTGTAGCAAGTGCAGATGGTTCGTTTAATAGTTCAAAATTTGTTTCTCCACTTTGTAGCTTAGTGGACATTTTATTTATTGTATAAGCTCTTGTGCCAACCACAATTAAATCATCTAATGTTAGATTTAATAATACTTTTAAAGGCAATATTGCAGAGAACTTAAATATCCTTGTTTTTTTGTTAAATACTCTTGTAATGTAGTTAGTGTAGTAAGTTTGAAATAAACTGTTATTATTACCACCATAATCTGTAAGTGTATAAGTATTAATTTCACTACCAAAATTTAAGTTGTATGTAGGTGGTGTTGTAGATGTGCCTAATTCATTGCAAGCACTTGGTATCCAATAATCATCTAAAATATATTTAGTACCTGTGGGACATAAAGCACCATAAGTTTCTGGTCTTGTACTATCTAAAAAGTTAATTGACGTAGCTACATTATTTTGATAAATACCATAAAATAAAAGAGGTTGTCCTATCTCTGGGCTTAAATTGGTGTCTAAAAAACTACCAACTTGCACAGTAGTTAAAGCACCACTTGTTTTATCTTGTAATCTTTCAAAAAGCATATGTTCAAAAGGTAGCTTAATTTGGTAAATACTTTTTTTACTAACATCAGTAACATAATTTAGTTCACCATACTTTTTATTATTTACTAATTCAAACTGCTGTGCTAAAATGCTTTTAGGTTCTGAATATTCAAAATCTACTTCACTAAATGGTATTACATCGCAAACTGTATGTTCATCTGTTTTTACATATTGTGTTATATCGTGAGTATCTCCATCAGCATAATAATTATCTAATGTTTTAACTACTACCTCATTATTAAAATCAACATAAGCAGTCAAGTTAAATTGCCTAAATAAACCATTTAAAAAATCTTTAATTTTTAATTTTGGCATCTGCTCAGTAACAACTACCAATCTATCTTGCGGTGATAATGTTGTAGAGTTACTTGTAAAAGTTGCACTCCAATTAAAACTCAATACAGTACCATCAAAATTATTAAAGCTAAAATCTCTTGTTATTGTAAACTTAGATTGAAATTGTATTGAAGAATCTGTCATTAACCTACCAACAAAATCATTACCATTAGGGTCAAAAGCAACTAACGAAGCTACATCTAAACCATTAGCACCACCAATTGTTAATGTAACAGAACTTGTTCCACTTTGATTTTCTACTTTTGCAAATGACTGCCAATTATTAGCACGTACAATTTCTAAACTATATTCTACAGTAGTAAATCCACTTGCTGGAGTTACTTCAAAAGTTATAGTAGTAACATCTGTATCAGGACCAAGATTAGAGTTCCATTTATATATACCAGTATTTAAAGTAAAGTAACCAGTAAACCCAGAAGTGTTTGTTAACTCTGTACAATTAGCACCACTACAAGTATAAAAATCACTATTACCAATCCAAGTTCCAGCAGTAGCCATTTTGCCTTTTTCTCTATGTAACCATAAATACAAATTATTTACAGCAGCAGAATCAAAAAACTCACCAGTTTTAAAAGTTATGTTGTATTGTTCTTCAATAGCTTTAATAATATTCTTAACTGTTACTGCTGGTTTTAAATCTTCAGTAACTACTCCTCTACGTGTTAGGTTTTCACCAGAAGCATAGATGTTTACACCATTAGCTTGAAATATTATGTAGTTTTCACCATTTGACATTATATCAGAACTTAATGTTAATTGGTTGTTATCATCAATAGCATTTATAATGGCTGTTGTATTATCAGTAGTGTTTTTAACTACATCTCCAACTACAACTACATTAGTAAAGTTATTATTAGTATCAACAAGTTTATCACTTGCAGAAGAAGTTGCAGTACCTGTTAATCTTACAATATTAGAACTATCATAAATATAACTTTGTGAATGCGCTATTAGTGGATATATTATTGCATCGTTATAAGCTACAGAATTAACAGTAAAATTTAAACCATTTTCTAAACCATCTTTTACATTAGCAGTTGTTGCACTATGATTAAATTCATTTAACCAAATTAAATTAGAAAGTTCATCTTCATTAATAGCGTTTTTAAATTCTGTTATATTACCAAAGAATGTTACCTTATACATAGAAGGTTCTCCAAACTTCATTACAACTTCATTTAATTGTATTTTACCAAACCTAAAATGTAAGTGGTTTAGTTCAATTCTTGATTCACAAAAAATACTTGAATCAAAACCATCTATGTCTGGATTGTACCAATGCTTAAAAATCTTGTTGTTTGTTTTACTTGCTGGTAAATTAAATGTTCTACTATAATCAGTAAACAGTTTATCTATATCACTAACATCTTGAATAACCTGAGTTAATGAAATTAATTCTTCTTCCATTAAATCAACCCTAACAAAATCTTGTTCTGTTGTTGTATTTCTTAGCTGTGGCTGTATATATAAAATAACTTTTTGCACTATCTAATATTGTTTACTAAAGCAAATGATTTTTCAAAGTTCATTGTGTAGTTTATTAACCTATCATTTAAACCAGTTTTATAAGTAAATGAACTATCTTTTAAATTAACTGGATAAATATTAGCATTAGAATCTGTTAGCCAGATGTATTCACTAACCATTAGTTCTTCAAAATATGGATTCATTAATTCATTAACAAAACCAGTATTTAAAACAACTGATTCTGTAGCATTAGCATTGAATGTTTTCTTTGCGTGTGCTGTTGTTGAATATAAATTATATTCTGTTGTGATTCTACAAGGGTCTTCTGGTCTTGGTCCAGGATTAATATTTACTCTTCTTGCTTGAAAAATACTTGCATTATAATTTTCACTTCTTGATTCTAAACTTTCTGTTGACTTCTTAAAAAAGAATAAATCTTGCATTGCTCCCCATCTATTCAAGAAAGTAATTTTATTAACTGGATATTTACATTCTTCAATTCTCTTTAAATTTATAGTTTCAACTAAAGTATTACCATAATATATTAAAACCTTATTTATATTAAATCTATCGGTGTCAATAAATTGAGAGTATTGTATTTTTTGGTTTTGTTCGTCAGTATCAGAATAATTATCTGTTTGTTCTAAATTACCAAATGATTCATAAAATTCTACTTTAGTAACTTTTTCTACATTAACAGGTATAGTTAATATACTACCTAAATGATATTCAATGTAATTACTACTAATCATTGCAATAGGTTCTACTGTATAGTTTACACCATCCTTAAATTTATTATATCCTTCTTGTGCTAAGTAAGTGTTTGTTGTTAATGAACCAATAGCTGTTCCATCTGATTCTCTTGCTGATGTTGTTACAGTTACCCAAATAGAACTTTTTTCTGAAGATGCAGAATAAACACCAGTAAATATTTGCTCTATATGGTCATTTACTATTTCACTAATATCAAATGACACACTACCTTCATCACCTAATGGTTTTTTCTGTAGTGAGTAAGTTGCATATAAATCATCGCACATTTCTATAGATGAACTTCTACCACCGAAAATAGTTATGTTTATCTGAAAGTAACTAAGGTTAGCATCTGTTTCTTGTGGTGTTCTTATGAAAAAAGGGCTTCTTGTTCTTATTATTGTACTCATTGTAAATCTAATTTATCTTCTAAATAACCAGCAACTATTTCATCTCCGTATAAATCTAAACCACGTTCAAATGGTTTAGTAAAAAATAATGTTGCTCTAATACCTTTGTTTTTAATACTTCTTGCAATTAAGAAATTTAATGATTGCCTACTTACAAACCTACCTTTACTATCTCTTGGTGCAATACCCTTTCTTATACTCCACTTGTCAAATACTGAACTTGGTGGTTGTTTAGTAGTGTATTTAAATGGACTTGCAGAGCTTTCAGGGTATGTAGATTTAGAACCTTTTACCCCTCTATCTATAAACTGCCCATAATCCTCGCTAAGAAACGAAACTTTATCTCCTTGTATTTTATACTCTAAACTATTATATAGTTGCTTAGAAGCGTTGTTTTTCTTTTTAGTTAGATTGCTTCTTGATTGCTGTATAACGTACTTAGCGTATTTCTCTAATGCCTTTTTAAATTCACTCATTAGCAGTAAGTCATTTCATCATTAGTACCACAATCAAAAGTAACAGCCCAGCCAGCAAGCATATTATCAAAACGCTCTGTAAATGGTTCACAAGTAGCTGGATTAATTAGCTCAAACTTATCTTTGTATAAATCACTCTTTTGTAAAACTCGTATTACTCTTGTTGCTAATGCTAATTGAGTATTTAATATATCTTGCCTGTTATCGTTGCCTCTATATAAATCTGTTACTTGTTCGTTGCTAATATCTACTAAATCCATAAAGAAAATAGTAATATTAAATGTTACATAATTGTTGTTTATTGTACTATTGTTAACCATTACGTGCGACAACGGAAACAAGCTCTGTTTCTTTAAATCAATATCAGCAATATCACCAAATGTAATTTCATTGTTAAATGGTTCTGCTACAATTACTTCTTTTATTTTATCTATTATATTGTAAAAACTGTTCATACTATTTTTATATATCGTGGTGTGTGTTCACCTAAATCTTGATTAATAAATTCATCTAAGTCATCAATAGCATTATCAAAATCCATTTTATCACGTTGTATTAATAAATCTAAACATATCCAATAATCATATATTGCTTGTATTGGATTGTTAGCTGTAATACCTATAAACGCTTCTTCAAAGCCATCAACTAAAATTATGTGTTCATTCTCAATCAATAAATTGCGTTCTGTTAATTCTTCTAATATATCGTCCTTTGTCATCGTTGGCTTCTTTTTAATATTTGTTGTTCTAATTCATATTTATCTTTTTCAAATGCTAAGTGCATTAAACAGGTGTGTAGTTTTGATTTGGTAATTTGATTGTATTTGAGAATGTCTCCATTAGTAAGTCCGTAGATAGATTGATACCAGCCCCACTTTGCAGAGAATCCCGCAGATGCTGAGGAAGCTCTACCTCCTTCTGAGTTGCTAAATAGTTCAGGATAGTTTTCTGTAATTCGTTCTTTAAACTGTAAAAAAAAACAATAGCACCAAATACAATATCTAAAGTTACTTCTGTCATATCGTACTTTTCAGCACTTTCATATTCTTCTATTAAATACTGCTTTTTCTTCTTGTATGTTATTGGCCTATATAAAACACCAATTGCTTTATTCATAAACTCCCAATCTGCAAGGTAAGTATCTAAATCTACATATTCACCAAATGATATATCATCCAGCTTTGGTATAAAACCAAACTCTTTATCGTTTAAAGTAAACCTATCAATGAATTTAGGTTCGTTATTAAATAGTTTTGATAGCTCTTCGCAGATGTTGTTTATATCAGTAGCTTTTATTTGTAACACTTGCTTAAGTGGTATATTACAAAATATCTCTACCATCTTCTGCTGTAGAAATGAATCCAGTTCTTTGCCATCAGCAATCTTTAACCACTTTTGGTATTGCTTTAAAGTAACCTCATTAAGAGTTTCTGGTATGTTAATTGTTAGTTTCATTTATATATAAACGTTTAAATTAGTGAATCGTTATATACAAATATAAAAAAAAGTAGGTAACGCTCTTTTGCCGACTACCTACTTTAACCAAAACATAAATTTTAAATGAAGCTTTAACTAAACGTATTCAGAAAGTTATTTTTAAATTACAATCAAATATAATAAAAAAAACTATTTAATATTTGTTTATTAAATTATATATTCTTCTTGCATATTGATAAGTATTATAACTATAATATGTATCTGTTGATTCTATAGATAAATTTATTTCAGGAACTCTTAATTTGTAACCAGTATAAAGTTTTGTACCTCCACCAGTATAATATCTGCAACCTGAATATTTAGTTTGTTTTGTTTCTGAGTATTCAGAAAGTGTGTTATCTATATTTAATTCATTTAATAATTCAGAAACTTTTTTTAATGATGGCATTCTACCATTACCTTCTGATTTATTTTTTAAAGAATTTAAAGTTTTTATATTTTTCATTTGTTTTGGTTTTAATTAATAATTAGTCAAATATATAAATATATTTATAAACTACAAAACTTTTTTAAACTTTTTTTTTATTTTTCTTATATATCTTATCTTTTCTTATCTTATCTAAATGCTTAAGGGTGGCTTAAGCGTGGCTATAAAAAAAGCCACTTTTTACGGTGGCTCTTTATTCTATGTTTTTTAATATTTTATTTAAATGCTTTTGCAAATTCTTTTACTTCTTCGTAAGTCCATCCCGCTTCTTTTAGTATTATATCTTCTTCTTTAATCATTTCGTTTAATAATTCGCTGTTTAATATTTCGTTTATGTTTTTCATTTTGTTTTGGTTTTTGTTAATTACAATGTAAATATAAGTATAATTATTTAACTACAAAACTTTTTTACAACTTTTTTTAATTTTTTTTATTTTACCTCTGTAAATTTTTTTAATAAATGTGATATTCTCCTAAGTTTGGATTCTGTAATTGGTAGCTAACTGCATACCTCAACGCATCAATAGCGTGATTAAAATTATCTACTGGTGTTTGTGATTTCTTTTCTAACCAACAATAGTTATTTAACTCTTTAATTAATTCTGTACTATCTTCAGTAATTACTAAATCATAATCTTGTAGTAAACTAATACCAAATGTAATACTACCTTGACCTTTAATAGCTGGCACAACATTACAATCTCTACTTAGTTCTGTTATTAATCTTGGTTCTGCTGAATCACCTACTATTAAATTATCTGCTGCAAACTTTTTATTAAGTTGTAATATCTCACTTGTAGTTAATTTAGTTTGATAGAAGCATAGTTGTATATAGATAACTTTATTTTCTTTGTCTATGCTTGTTTTAACTAATGTGCTCGGGTCATTGCTAAAACCATAATCTTGGCCAAATACAACTTTGCCTACTTGCTTAAATTCTCCAATACTCCAATCAGTAAATATAACACCCTCAGCTTTATCGAGCCAAGCACCTTCAATTGTATGCTTGTATCTGTCTGGCCTTCTTACTTTCATTTCGTTTATCTGGCCAATATAACTATCAGATAAATTATTTACATTATCTAAATAAGTAGTGTGGCAATAAGTTGTATTACCTTTTAAAATATTGCTTCCAGCTTGAACTCCTTTACTTTCAAAAAATCTTTGATAAATCCAATGCTCTTTAGTTGCTGGATTCATTATCATTATTACTCTATTTCTTGAACCTTGCTGCCTAACACTTAAATCAATTTTATCAAATATATCTTCGTCAACCATTTCTTCAGCTTCGTCAATAATCCAAGTTGTTATACCTTGTAGTGATTTAAGGTTTGCTGTCTGGTCTCCTGAGCTTGTTCTTATACCTCTAAATAAAATCTTGCTACCTGTTTCTTTGCATATTATTTCATCCTTAGTTATATGAAACAAATGATTGTAATTTAATAAATCAATCTTTTCTTTAAATTCTGGAATAATAGAAATTGCTGCTGAACGTAGAGTATATCTTGTAAATAATATTTTATGGCGTTCTTTTGATATTGTCAACATCAAAGCAAGAGTTGAAACAGCAAATGATTTGCCTGAACCTCTACCACCTGTGTAAATAAAATATCTTGTAGGATTGCTTAATATTAAAAATTTTTCATTTAGCATTCTTCTTCATTGCTTCCATTAACTCATCAAAGTCAATACCTACATCATTAGTATTTAAATCAATGGTTTCTTTTGCACTACCATACAATGAATCCATAAGCTCTTTATAAGCTCTTACATCGCCTGTCCTTGCTTTTTTAAGTATAGCAAGTGTAATCATATCTTCTTGGCTTAAATCTTCTAATTCTCCGCTTATTGGATTTTTAGATTTCTGAACAGTTTCCAGCCACTTCTTTACAATTGTGCTTCTGTTTTTACTTCCTACTGGTCTGCCTTTAGGATTTCCGCTTTGTCCTTTTTTAAATTCGTGTTTTTTTATATTATCAGCTCCCGCCATATTCTTTACCGTTTATTTTAATTATTAAAGTATCATCTAACTTTTTCATTCTGTCTATTATTACTTGACAGTATTTAGGGTCTAATTCCATTCCGTAGCATTTACGTTTAAGTTGGTGTGCTGCTACCATAGTTGAACCAGATCCAAGAAAAGCATCATAGATTTTCTTTTTATCATTATTATCGTTTAATGCCATTTCAATTAATGATATAGGTTTCATTGTAGGATGTACAGTATTTCTTTCTCTTTTAGTTTGCCATACATCTCCTCTTATGGTTTTCTGTCCTCCAAACTTTCCGTGATATAATATTATTTCGTGCTGTTTAAAATATTTATCTAAATGTTGTGCTGGATTTATTTTATCCCATACTATAAATGATTTTACTGGTTTTAGTAAATCTTCTAATGCTTTTCTGAATAAATGAGAATATTGCCAAGAACAGCATACATAAAAAGTGTCGCAATTTATATTTAACGAATCATAAAGAAATTTTATAAAATCTTCATCACTCATTTTATCATTTTTTATTTTACTGTGATTACCTTTTTTAACTCCTTCATAATCTATATTGTAAGGTGGGTCAGTAAATACCATATCAGCTTTCTCTCCATTCATCAACTTTGCTACTTGGTCGCTGTCTGTGCTATCTCCGCATAATAACCTATGCTCTCCAATCTCTATTAAATCGCCAAGCACAACATCAACTTTTAAATCGTCTGGTTCTACATAGTCATCTTCTTCTGCTGCTTCTTCTACTACATTAAAATCAACAGGCAAATCTAAACCCCAATCATCCAGCTGTTCAGTATCCCATTCATTAGCTATCATATCCCAATCCCATTCACCAAAACCAACATTATCTTTTACTATAAATTCTCGCTGTTGTTCCGCTGTTAACGTATCTGCTTGTATAACAGGTACTTCTTTTAATCCAGCTTCTTGGCACGCCTTTAAACGCATATTACCACCAAGTACAATCATATCTTTATTTACTACAATTGGCCTAATCTCCAGCATCTGCGGAAACTCTTTTATTGATTTAACTAACTTATGAAATTTATTATCCTTTATCAGTCGTGGATTGTTTGGATTCTTTTTTATTTTGCTCAGTTTGATTTTCTCTGTTTTCATTTTTAAAAAATTTAATCAATTTTCTTTCAATTGCTTTTGCTTTCTCTTTCGTATTCATATTCATTATATAATCTTCTCATTGTATCTACTAAACCTTTAACGCAACTACCACAACTTGAGCTTTGTTTGTTGGTGTTAAATACTCTATTGTGTATTGTTAGCAATCCTTTTTGTTCGTTTGCATTTACTACATTCTTTTGTTGGTTGAAGAATCCTTTTAGATATACATATTCATCTTCATTTAAACATTCTACATTTTTGTAAGGAAACATTTTATTAAGTTTTTCTTTTCTTGTATCACATCCGCAATCTTTACCTATCTTATCAAATATCCAATCAGTAGCTTGTTTTATACCTGTGGCTTTTGTTATCTTTTCTACTGTATCGCCAAGTCCTTTACTCTTCATTAATTTTTTTTTTAATTTCTTTAATACAATTGTTTATAGTTCTCCATACAACTACGTGTGATATATTAGTTGCAGCAGATAGTTTTCTTATACTGTGGAATTTCTTTCTATATAAGTTAAATAACTTTCTATCAAACCAGTAAAATTCATTTACTATATCATCTACTACTTTTTCTATGTCTACATACTTTGTGTTATCTGCTTCTATAATGTTTTTTAGGTCTTTATCAATTAGTAAATCTTTATCAACTCTTATTGTGTCAATAAAAATATTATGCATCATCTTATATATAAACGCTTTATTTAAAGAATCGTTATATAGAATATCAT